GAAGGAAATGATGTAAGTGAAACAATTTACTATACAACAAACACTACAGGATCAAATACTTTATCAGGATTAACTCGAGGAACAGCGGCTCCTGTTGGAGGAATTACTCCTTTAAGTACTACTGCAACAAGCCATTTAAGTGGAGCAAAAGTATATGGCTCTTACAAAATTACAAAACAAACAACTACTGAAACTATTGCATCTCCCCCTGGATCAGTTACAGTTAGTAATAGTTTTACGTTTAGTTTAAAAAATAATGCGTCTAGCACAGCAACCGGCGGAGGGTTTTTTGCTTTTGGTGGACCAGTGAATATGAGACCTTAATGATAAAATATATAAAAAACTTATTAAAGAAATGGTTTGGTAAAAAAGAAGTTGAGATTGTAAAACCTCAACCAAAACCAGAACATTGTACAAGTCATACGAGATTTAAAAAAAGCTGTAACGCTTGTCAGGAGATTGTAGCATAATGTCAGGAATTAGTTATACAACATTAGTAACTATGATTAGAAACTACACAGAAGTAGGGGATACGGTTCTTACTACAGCTGTTTTAGAAAATCTTATTTTAAATGCTCAACAAAGAATCATGATGGAGGTTCCAATTGATTCAGATAGAAAAGCTCAAACTGGAAGTTTAGTAGCGGGTCAAACAACTATTAACTGTCCTGCTGGAGCCCTTTTTATTAGAGGAGTTCAAGTTTATGATTCCACATCAGCAGTAACAGGAGCTAATGATTGGATGTTAAAAAGAGATAGAACTTTTTTACAAGAATATGTTCCATCTACAGAAACAGGTAAAAGAGGGAAACCTAAATATTATGCTATGTTTGGAGGAGCCACTGGTTTATCAGATACTCTTTCTGGAAGACTAATGTTTGCTCCAGTTCCAGATGCAGCTTATATGTTCAAGGTTCATTATAATGTGATGCCCGCCACTTTAGAATCAGGGAATGAGACTAATTACATTAGTTTAAACTTCCCTCAAGGGCTGTTATATTGTTGTTTAGCGGAAACGTATGGGTATTTAAAAGGCCCAATGGACATGTTGACACTTTACGAAAACAAGTATAAAACGGAAGTACAGAAATTTGCAGCAATGCAAATAGGTAGAAGACGAAGAGATGACTATACGGACGGCACAGTTCGTATACCCATTGAGTCTCCGCCTCAATAAACTAGGAGTAAACTATGGCAATAACATCGGCAGTTTGTACATCATTTAAGGTAGAGCTTTTAAAAGGCGAACATAATTTTACTAATTCTACAGGTGATACATTCAAGATTGCATTGTATACAAGTTCAGCAACTCTAGGAGCCTCTACTACAGATTATGCCTCGACTAATGAAATTACAAATACATCTGGAACAGCTTATACAGCTGGAGGAAAAGCGTTGACGAACGTTACACCAACTTCAAGTTCAACAACAGCTTATACAGATTTTTCTGATGTCTCATGGACGTCGGCATCTTTTACTGCTAATGGAGCTTTAATCTACAACACAACAACGGGCACAGGGTCAGGAACTACTGACGCTGTATGTGCCATTGCTTTTGGCGGAGATAAAACAGCAACTAGCGGAACTTTTACAATTCAATTTCCAACAGCTGACGCATCCGACGCGATCTTAAGAATAGCATAGGAGTCTCGCCATGGCTGATATAACTGTATCAGTAACAGGCGTACAGGCGATTGTTAATCCAACTCGCTGGGGCGCGCATAATGTACCTTATGGAGAAGGTGCATGGAATACAGGAGGATATACTAGTGAAGATGTAATCCAAGGATGGGGACACCTATCTTGGGGTAGATCTAATTGGGGTGATCTAGATATTTACGAAGAAGGTTGGGGAAGAAGTACCTGGGGTAATGAACCTTGGGGAGGCACTCATAATAAAGTTGTTTCAGTTACAGGATTATCAGTCACATCAACTTTAGGAACTGTAACTCCACTTACAAATGTTACAGTTGAACCAACTGGTTTAGAAGTCACATCAAGTTTAGGAACAGTTACACCAGTGACCGACGTCACTGTTGCACCAACCGGAGTATCTTCAACAGCATCGATAGGATCAGTAACAGTTGCTGATCAAGTGATGGGTTTAACAGGAGTCAGTGCAACTGCTTCTATTGGATCGGTAAGTGCTATTGATCAAGCAGTCGGAGTATCATTAGATGCGATGACAGCAGGAATAGGCTCCGTTACTATTCCAAATGTAGGCGTTGCATTAACAGGAGTTGAAGCAACCGCTTCATTAGGTACTCCAGTTATTTTTTCAGGTGTAGTAGTAGAACCAAGTGGTTTAAGTACTACCATGTCTCTTGGAAGTGTAACTCTTCCAAACGTAGGTATTCCATTAAGTGGTTTTGAAATGACGGCTTCTGTAGGAGAATTAAGTCCTGCTACAGTGACAGGTGTTTCAATGTCAGCAATGACTGGCTCTGTTGGATCCGTGGTCATTGAATCTAAATATGCAATTACAGGATTATCTGTTACTGCTTCATTAGGAACGCTTCCCGAAATACCAGATCAAGTGATTGGACCTTCTTTAGATGCTATGACTGCATCGGTTGGAGCGCCTGGAATCATTCATTATGAGGATGTTGACACAGGATCAAATTCATCTTATAGTAATGTTTCAACGGGTTCGAATACTACGTATTCAAATGTTGGAACTGGCTCAAATGTATCTCATAGTGCGGTCTCAACAGGTTCGAATACATCCTATTCGGATGTTGCATCTGGATCAAATACCAGCTATACGGACGTAGACGGCAAAGCAGCTTAGGAGAATAAAATATGGCATCGACATATACAAATTTAGGTGTAGAAAAAATGGCTACTGGCGAAAATGCCGGTACATGGGGAACAAAAACTAATACAAATTTAGAAATTCTAGAACAAATAGCAGGTGGCTATATAGCTCAATCTATTGCAGGTGGAGCTGGAACAACAACTTTAAGTGTATCTGATGGCTCAACAGGCGCTGCTATGGCAACTAAAGTCATTGACCTTACAGGTACAATTACAGGAAACAGAATTGTAACCATTCCTGACGGAACGGAAATGCAATATGTAATAAAAAATTCTACGAGCGGTTCTTATACCGTTCAAATTAAAGGAGCATCGGATTCAGGCTCTGGATATACTTTCGCAGCAACTAAGAAAACAACAGCCATCATCTATATGGATGGATCAGATGTTAATGAAGTTACTACTGGTGGAGATGTCGTTGATGACACTTCTCCTCAATTAGGTGGTGACTTAGATGTCAATGGATTTGATATTACTTCAGCATCTAATGCTGATGTAGATATTGCTCCTAACGGAACAGGAAACGTTGTTCTTAAAACAGATTTAGTAAGCATTGGAGGAGGATCTGAAGTAGGTCATGTTTCTTCTAATGGTGCTTATGATTTAAAATTAGATACAAATTCAAGTACGAACTCTAGTAATATTACAATTACGGATGCAGCTAATGGAGATGTAACTGTTAATGCAAATGGTTCAGGTAATTTTGTTGTTCAAGGAAATTCTACACAAGCTGGAAAAATAAAAATTTACGAAGACACAGATGCTGGATCTAATTATGCAAGTTTAACTGTTGGTTCTTTATCGGAAGATACTGCTTATACATTACCAACGGCACTTCCCTCTACTTCGGGCGATGTTCTTGCTTCTACAGATGCAGGCGTTATGTCCTGGACAACAATCTCTGGTGGTCAATCATGGCAAGCTGTTAAAACAAGTGGTTTTACAGCAGCAGCGGGTGAAGGTTATTTTTGTAATACTACTTCAGGTACATTCACAGCAACATTACCAGGATCAGCAAGTATCGGAGACGAAATTAATTTTATAGATTATGCAGGAACTTTTGATAGTGAAAATTTAACAATAGGAAGGAACTCACATAAAATTCAAGGATCCGCTGCTGACTTAACGGTATCGGTAGAGCGAGCTGGTTTTGCTTTAGTTTATGTTGACTCAACACAAGGCTGGCTATTGAAGGATAAATAATAATGGCTACTTATAAAGGTATACAGGGCTATACGGTCGAGAACTTATCAAGCGATCCACCTGCTGAACAATCAGTGGGACAGGTTTGGTATAATTCTACAGCTTATAAATTTAAGGTAGGAACCGAAGGCGATGGAGCGTGGTCTTCTGGTGGAAGTTTAAATACTGGAAGAGATATGATGGTCGGAGTAGGATCCTCATCAACTGCTGCTCTTTCTTGCGGAGGCGAACCCCCTGTAAGTGGTGGAGCTGGAGTGGCTGTTGAACAATATAATGGAACAGCATGGACCACTAAAACTAGTTTAAATACTTATCGATATGGCTTAGGAGGATCAGGTACTACTACTGCTGCTTTAGTATTTGGAGGTTCAGGACCTGGTTCAGCTGATTTCACTGAATCTTGGAATGGTTCATCATGGACAGAATTAAATGATTTAAATTCAGGCCGATCAGTTTTGGGAGGTTCATCGGCAGGATCAAGTACAGCGGCTTTAGCTTTTGGAGGAGCGAATTACCCCACAACTTCAAATTTAGCTGTGACCGAAGTATGGAATGGTTCAACTTGGACAGAAGTGAATGATTTAAACACGGGAAGAGAATCAATAGGAGGCTGTGGTACAAGTACGGCTGCTCAAGCTAATGGAGGCGGCGCAACTTACCCTTCATCAGCAGTTTATAATGTTACGGAACAGTATAATGGAACGTCTTGGACAGAAGTTAATAATTTAAATACAGCTAGAGATGCTTTTGGATATGGGTCTCCTGGAACACAATCTGCATCCATGGCTATGGGAGGAAAGGGAGCATCACCCGTTCCCAAATGTACACTGGTTGAAACTTTTAATGGAACGTCTTGGAGTACAAGTACAGTTTTACCTGCGGAAAAATCAGAAATGGGTAGTTCTGGGGCAAACGCTTCTTCCGCAATATGTTTTGGAGGAACAGGACCTGGAGGATCAAATCATGCGGAAACGCAGGTATGGACTGATCCAGTTTATACAATTAAAACGGTGACGGTGAGTTAATTATGGAATATACATATTGTACAGCAACGAATACGGGAAAAGATTTTTTTACAGCTCAGGATAGTAATGCATTTTATTTATCTTCCCATCCTGGTAATGTTTGGGTAGTAGAGAAAAGTGTTGAAGGAATATCTTGGCTAAACCGAGTTAATGGTACTCCTAAAACAAAAGCCGAAGCACAAGCGATTGTGGATGGAGAAATTGAAACAGCGCAAGCTGCATGGGATAATTTGCCTGCGGAGGAAAAACATCCTATAATAGCTTTAAAAACAAGATTAGAAAAATATACGTTAAAATAAGGAGGAAACTATGGCAAACACATATTGTACAGCGACTAACACAGGGAAAGGATTCTTTACGCATCAAGATCGTAATGATTTCTATCTGTCTGGTCATCCTGGCGATGTTTGGGTAGTGGGTAATAATCCTGCAGGCGTATCCTGGATCAACAGAG